GAACGGCTCAAGCTCTTAACGGCATCCACGCCGCCGTTGGAGCGTGGAACTGGACACCCGGAGCTGACATGGGAAGACATCAGCGGTGCTTTGTCCAAAGCAAAGCCCCTGGCATCGCTCTATGCAAGGGTGTGCTTTGCAGGCAACAGGGCAGGCATCCGCAAGCTGGAACGCGAGCTGCAACGCATACTGATGGACCACCCGGATATGCAATCAGCACTGGTGCGGGTGGGTGTGTTCCGTTCTCTGGTTCGACTGTCCATTATCGAGGCCGCAGTCGGCCAGCAGTTCCCGGTCAAGGACAGCCGCAAACCGGCTGACAAGGTACGACTGTTGCGCCTGTCAAACGCCAGGCAGTGGTATCGCCACTACGCTCCGATCTACTCCATCATCCAGGACATATTCGCCAACCTTGAACAAAGCGCAAAGCGCTCCGTGTGGAAGCACATCAGCGACTAGGTAATGGCCGTAAAGAAGAAACCCACCACTCGTAATCCGGTGGCGCATCACGCACCAAAGTTCAACAAGCCTGTTCGTCATCGGGTCCGTACCCGATACCAGCGCAAGCCCCGTGATAATGACCCAATAAAAGGTGACATAATTTGTCACGACTGATACACTAAATATGTAGTCTAAGAACTCTGAACAGGAACCACAGGACAGTCGCAATCGCGGCTGTTTTTTTATGCCCGGACACTTTTGGGACGAACTAACAGAAACCGTAGTTGACCTTGACGAAGCTCCTGAATATCGCGGCTACCGCTCGATCATGCAGACCAGCCTGGAAGAATGGTACGGCTGCCAAGATCCAATAGAGCAGGAACGCAGAAGACTCAACAAGGAACATGGCTACTACCCAGCTAAGTACATGATCGAAGGTTAAGGCCGTACCGGTCGTGGATGTATGGTTTTGGATGTAGGTTTGTGGATGTCAGCCAGCCAGCGCGGTTATGCGCGGCCACTGGCTACTGTCATTGTCTACCCACTATATATATAGATACAGTTGTAGACGTTATATACCGTGGATGTAGAGCTGTGGATGTTGTAACTTTGGATGTGGTTTACTGTGGATGTAAAAAGGTCCAGATAAATATTCTTTACCCTCCCACACGCCCCGCTGGCGGGTTCGGAACCGGTTGGTTTGAACTTTCCCCTGGCCCAAACCTGGCCCCAAACATCCAGATCAGCCGAAAACAGGGCGAAAACCCCCCCGATTCAGGCTCAGAACCGCTGATTCAGGATCAGCCGCGGACCCCCCCGGCCCCTTTTTATTTTTTATAGAAACATGAATATTGGTTCCAGATATATGGGGGGAATACCACATCCAACAGTAAACCCTTATACATCCCACATCCACAGTACCAATTCCCCACAAACACCAGAAAAAGGGGGGTAAAAAGGGAATGGGTCTCAGAAATCACGGGGTAGTATGGTTGAAAACCCCACTTTCAGACAAAAACGGGCCTTTTGCGGTACGGACGCTGTATTTAGGATAGAAATATGCTCACAGACAAGCAGAATAATTTCATAGAAACCTACATCAAAACATCCAACGCCAAGCAGTCAGCAATCATGGCGGGGTATTCTGAGAAGACAGCCCAGGTGATGGGGGCAAAGCTGAAGAAGCAGTTTCGGGAGGAGATAGCAGACCGTACCCGGACCAGGCTGATGGACGGTGCAGGCATGGCCCTGGACACCATTTTGGATCTGGTTAAAAACTCCACATCCGATACCGTGAAACTAGCGGCAGCCAGGGATCTTCTTGATCGTAGCGGCTACAAGCCCACGGAGAAGATCGAGCAGACGGTGGTGGAGAAGTCCACATCCGAACTGAGAACGGAACTGGCACAGCTTATGGGGGAGACTGAATCTGAGCCTGTAGGCACGTTGCAGTGATAAGGAAGGTTGGAAGTAAGTACGTTTTGTATTCTAAAAGGGGTAAACGGCTGGGCAGTTACAACACCAGAGCTGGGGCGCTAAAACGTGAACGTCAGGTCAATTACTACAAACATAAGCGAAGCTAATCTACCCAGAGCTGTAGAACTACAACGACAGATCCTGGAAAGGGAGAGGTACAACCGGGTAGAGGATTACGACCCCTACCCGTACCAGAAAAGGTTTCACGATACAGGGGGGGATTGTTCCCAGCGGTTGTTAATGGCGGGGAACCGTGTGGGAAAATCTTATTCGGGTGCCGTTGAGGTATCTTTTCACCTAACTGGGGTGTACCCAGAGTGGTGGCAGGGTAAGAGATACAAAAAGCCCATCACCGCCTGGGTGGGGGGTGTGTCTAACGAAACGGTCAGGGATATAAACCAGGCCGAGCTGCTGGGCCAGCCAGGCTCACCAGAGGAGCTGGGTTCCGGGACCATCCCGAAAAACAAGATCATAAAACTGGAGCGAAAACCAGGCGTACCAAACGCCGTATCCATCGCCCAGATCCAACACCTTACCGGCACGTCTTACCTCTACTTCCTGGCCTATAACATGGGTCCAGAGCGCTGGTATGGCCGGTCAGTGGACTTAGTATGGCTGGATGAGCTACCCCCCTCGGATATCTACTCCCAGGCCGTCACCAGGACCCTGGACAAGAGGGGCCAGGTGATGATGACCTACACCCCGGAGCAGGGATTCGACCGTATTACGGCCCAGTTTCTGAACGATCTAAAACCGGGTCAGTCCCTGACAAATGCAGGGTGGGATGATGCGTCCGAAAGGGTAAAAACGGTCGTAAAAGGTGAATCTGGACACCTTTCAGAAGCCGTTATGGAGCAGATCCTGGCGACCTACTCCCCGCACGAAAGGGAGATGCGGAAGCACGGCAGGCCGTCTATCGGCTCGGGCCTCGTATTCCCTGTGATGGAAGACAGGATTCTTGTTGAACCCTTCCCCATACCGTCCGACTGGCCGCGTATCGGGGGGATAGATTTCGGCTACGACCACCCCACTGCGTGGGTTGGCGTGGCAGTGGACCCTGACACCTACGGAACCGATGAAGAAAGAATCGTCATCTACGACACCTACAGGCAGAGCAAAGCAGCGCCGTATGTCCATGCACAGGCTATTAGAAGCAGGACGGGGTTCACGCCTTGCGCGTGGCCTCACGATGGTCACAGACGGGATAGCATGGGTAATCCGGGCCTCACCGACCAGTACAGAACCCACGGACTCAACATGCTACCAGAACATTTTACGAACCCCGTTGCCGTGGGAGAGAAGAAAGGGAATAACTCCATCGAAACAGGAATTATGAAGATGCTGACGATGATGGAGCAGGGACGCTTCCAGGTATTTAACACGCTGGGCGATTGGCTGGAGGAATTTCGGATGTATCACCGCAAGGACAACAAGATCGTACCGTTAAAAGACGACCTGATGGCGGCTACCAGGTACGCAGTCCAATCCACCCGCTTCGCCATGCCCCTGGGAGACTCCATCTGGAAGGAAGAAATTAAATACCCTGACCTCGGTATCGTCTAGTGGCTGGCATGTGGGACTGGCTACCTGGTCCGTCCGGGTTGTGGAACTATTTAAGCCAGACCCCAGAGGCTGATTGGTTAAGACAGTATCCAGAACGATACCGTAACCAGATCCTACAGGGTCTGATGGATTGGGCAGAGACTACCAGGGGTGGTTCGCCAGTTGGAACCAGCGCTCATTTGCTCTCAGCCTTAAACCCGGTAAGGCCGCTTGCTAGCGATGCCTTGTTGAAAGTTGGTGAGGATGTTGCCGACAAGGCTAATCGGTATCAGCAGTGGGCGGCTGCGAAAGCAGAAAGGACGGGATTGCCAGTACCTGATTACAATGAAATGACGGCACAACAGGGCGCATTTATCCCAAGTCTCGCTTTATCCGCAACGGGTTTAGGAAGGACCAAGGTAGCTGGTGATGCTGTCAGAGATTTTATAGGTAAAACGAAATTCTACTCACCGACACGCCGCGCACTTGCCAAAGCACAGGATAAAGCTACCGGCAAGCAGTACATCGCCGCAGTTAAAAAAGAACCAGGCGCATCGAAAGAAGCGAGAGAAGGTGGTCTGATCGAGCTGCTGGAACAAGCCCCAGGCACGATAACGAAGGAACAAGCCCTGTCTATGTGGAATCCGGTGGAGCTTACGGAGACAGTTAAGGGTGGAAAACCAATAATTGAGCAGTTTTCAGTTTCAGAAAACGAAGAAGGGTTGTGGGATATTTCCAACAGTAGTGGTGAAGTGGTGGAAATTGAAACAACTAGAGCAGCAGCAGAGGATGCGGCTCGACAATTCGGCCAAGGGGAATCAGCAGCGGTTCCTAGAGGTGGTTTACCCAAATACGCCGATGACAAAAACCTAAATCTCCCAGGCGGCACTAACGCGAAAGAAATACTGGTGCAGTACACGGAACCACTGCCGACAGAATTACCAGAAGGTTACGCAATAAAGCCATTGTCAGGCCATTCACTTGGTTACAAATGGACTTTAGAAAAACCAGATGGATCGGGAACTATTTTAAGTTCAGGGACGTATGAAGAAGCATTAAATGATGCTTTGACTCAGATTATTAGTCCAGAAATAACGCATAAGTACCGAGGCGGCCATTACGACGAACCCAACGTCCTAGCCCACATCCGCACTAACGAACGCGATGTCGGTGGAAGGAAAGCACTGCACATAGAAGAAATCCAATCGGATTGGCATCAGCAGGGGCAGAAGAAGGGTTATGGAATGGGAGCTACGGATGCCGAAGTTAAAGCCGCTGCCGCTATTCTTCGGGAACGATCTGTTGCTTATGAAACAAAAAGAGCAGAGTTAGTTGCGATCCTAAAAGAAGAAGCAAAACCATTCGTGTTGAGTGAAGCAGATTTATATACCGAGTTATCTGGTAATAGCGAATTAGACGCATTGAATGATCAAGTTCATTCTGCTAGTCAAAACGCCCAATCTTTACGTCGAGCACAATTTGAAGGCGTCCCAGACGCACCATTCAAAAAGAACTGGCACGAACTCGCATTCAAACGTGCGCTGACCGAAGCGGTAAACGATCCATCCATCGAGCGTCTGACCTGGACAACCGGTGCGGTGCAAGCTGATCGGTATGATTTATCTAAACAGATAAGTGAAGTGCATTTGTCTGGTAGTAATTTTGTTGCCTACGATCACGACGGCAATACTGTGATTAAACAAACAGGTGTTCGTGATGAAGATTTACCGGAATTGATTGGTAAGGAAGCCGCTGAGAAATTGTTGGCTCAACCAAGACAAGGAACCTTGCGGTCTCTTACAGGCCAGGATCTCCAAGTCGGCGGCGAGTTCCACAAAAACCTTTACGATAAAAAGATCACGCAGTTCGCTAAAAAGTTTCTGAAGAAGTACGGGGTTGAGCCG